TATAATTGAAGATTGACCTACATACGTATCAAACGTAGCAGTACCACCGACGTCAAGGCTACCATCTGAAATGTATTGGCTTCCACTTATTGTTAGACTACCAGATATATTTATGGAGCCTGTTGTGAGAGAATTTGTCGTTACAATACCTTGAACAGTATCATCACCACGTTTGAAATGCCACTTACCATCTGCAGTATTTGTTGAAAGCTCACCTAGCTCAAGTTGAGATGTAGTTGGTACTTTGCCAGCCGTAGCTGATCGTTTAAGTACGATAGTTTGCGACATTAAATTCTCCCTTTATATAAAGGTATTCGTTCCTTATGTATATGACATTCAGGTATCTACCTTTATATGAATGTTTCACTTATAAATATCTATTAGACAAAGAAAAACCCCCAATGGTCCACAGTTGGGGGTTTATCGTCTCATAGGCCGATGGTATCGGTATGTGCCCTACGAATTTCTTTTAATACGTGCCGCCGTCAATCCATCTACTTGCCGTAATTGCAGATTGACTATACATAAGTATTTGACCATCCATATTTGGAGTTATAAATTGCTCAATATTATTTGCGTCTAAATACATAAATTGAAGTACGCTATTTGCAGCATCATGAGTAATTGCACCTGTAAATAAACTTGCACCTGATGATGTTAAAGATTGAACGTGTACTGCACCTCCAGATATTACCAATGATCCTGTGATTTGAAGATTATTTGTTGTTGCATAGAACGATCCAGTCTGTGCGAATATGCCAAAATTTCCAAGAACAGCAGACGCATTGGTAAAATCAGCAACTCCACCAGATACTATAAGACCACCACTGATAATCATGCTACCAGTTCCTAGGTTAACACCTTCTGTAAAGTCAATTTGTTTTAGAGGTATTAATGCCATATTATGAACTCGTTTTTAATCTAGCTCTTAATCTTACTACATCTGAGGTTTCAATTATATTATTAATTAAAAATGCCTCTTTTGTAAAATCAATAGTAATGTTTGTTGGATTCACTTCTATTGTATAATATGATGAATCATAGTTTACAGTATTAATAGTAAATTCTATGTCAGATCCAATATATGTAGATCCTGCGTGTGGGGTTCCACTAGTATCATCAAACGTATATCCTGTGAATACAAAATGTGGATATCCAGATCCGTTAGTAGATCTAGATGTCGGTGAAATGGTTTTCATGCCGGCAATATGGGTAATTGAGTTAAATACTCTATGTCGAATTTCGTTATTTTTCGACTTAGGTGGCGTTGGAGGTAATCGTCTTGGACGAGTTGATCCTAAGCTAATTCTTTTTAATCCATCAGGTATTGCCATTTTTAAATACTCACTATTTTACCTTTAATTACAACTTCGTCATTTGATGAAAGATCAAATCCTAATAAAGTATTGTCTAACGTAATAGTAACGTCTCTAGTACCACCACTAAGTCTTGCTGAGTTAATTAGTGAATATGTAGATGGAGTTGTTATTACGCCATTTATAAATATCTGATATTTGTCAGTTTCAGTAATTGAAGATGATAATTCTTCAGGTGTAGCAGACAGCTCAGTATCTGAAACTGAATAAACTGCGTCGCCACTTGCAACTGAGCTATTAAATGTAGATGTATATTGGTTGTTTAATGTCAAATAATCAAACAATCTTTGGTACTCTGAAATCATTGATACTTGAGGCAAATTAGTTCTTCCTAGTTTGGGACTCTTTTTATCGTTTCTATATCTGCTTAAGTTTGGAAGTCTACCAGAAAGTTCTATTTCTTGCATAAGCAAAACTCTCTTAGGAGTATATGACTTAATAGTATTCATCTTATTCGCAAATTCTTCAGGAATAATATTTGCTTCTACTTCTAATGTGAAGGTAGCCTTTACCATTCTCTCTTGATTTTCTACTAATTCAGTAGAGGTATCAAAGTCACTGAGTTGTACTTTGAATTTATACTTATCCTTTTTACCCCAGTATGAATCATCTGCAAAGTTAAGAGCTTCTACTATTGAATTCTGATGTTCTATGAATGATGTCCATACCATACATTCGTAAGATAGTACAATATGATCAGGGTAAACCATATTATATGTTTCATGTGTAGGCTGAACTCCATCCATTATGGAAAGCTTATCGTACTTATTCTTTTTACTATATCTTTGAACATTTGAAATTGTAAGATATCTATTCAGAGATTTTGCTTTGTCACTCTTTCCAAATCCACTTCTTTTTATGATGATTACTGGAAGGAGTATTTGACCATTTTGATCTCTTAAATATCCGTCCTTTCTTGCAGATTTCCAACGCTCAGGATTTCCAAATAAAACAGGTACTGTAATTGTTTTTCCACCTTCAGATATCTTAGGCGCAATAACATTGTTCATATAATCAGAAATAGATTCGTCTATATTTTCTAGAGATCTAACAAAATTGGCCACATTGTCATTATCTCTTCTGACTTCTCTGGCCTTATTAAATTCGTTTGGATGTGGTTGTGGTATTCTAGCCATTATTTAAATCTCTCTTCGATCTGCAATCTAGTTCTTCTTGTCATATGAGTATCACATACAATTCCAACACTATAGTCAGTAAGTCCTCCAAACAGTGTATTTTCTCTTACAGCATTTATTTCAAAATATGTATCATTCCATTCTATAATATCTCCAATTTCTGGAAATATTGAAAGGTTGCTTAAGTGATCTCTATGAAAACCAAATACCGATGACTGACCAACATCAGGACCACCAATTTCAGAGTCGTTAGTTTCTTGATCTTCTGGATCTATGAACACATTAATTTCAGTTCCTGCAGAATAATCCTTTATAATAGATTCACCATAAATGTTTGTCCTAGTATTTTGAAGAGATATTTTATATAGCACAATTGCCTGTTGCATTACTGAATCTAGTAATTCATCATTAATGTGATTTACAAAATCAAATCCTTTTTGTGTTATGAATAATGACATTTAATATTTCTCAGTTTTTACATAATGTAAAATGGAAGTGGAATTTTGTTTAGCATTTCCTGGTGTTGTTCAGAAATTTCAGCTTGCTGCGCCATTTGAGCTTTAGCAGATACCTCTTCTAACGTTTCTCTTAATTGTTCTATCAGCGAATCCTTTTCCAGTTGAGCTTCACTTCTAAGTTCTGCACCATCTAGCGTAATTTCTCCAGTGGCAGTTGGAATTGATGAAAATCTTGATCTAATAGCACCAAGCAATTCTTTACACAGAGCTAACGAGTATTTTCGTATCCACTGCTTCCCAACCTCATTTATCAGATTATATGTTATAACCTGGTACGGAACATTTGAATAGTCACTAACCACTCCGGTTCTAGAGGTGTCCAGGATTGCGTTGTCACGATCTTCTTTTACGATATAATGAAAATGCATTATATCTGTAGCAGTTGGCTTTGGAAATACTCTTAATTTATTATTTATGAGTTCAAAACTAAATGCAGATTTTCTAATCGTATCATTAAACTCTATTGCTTGTGCTCTTAATAAATCTTCGTACATTGGCATAAGAACGAATTGAACTGCCGGTGAATAACTTCCAAATCCAAAATCGTTCAATAGGTTTTGAACTCCACCACCAGATGCGGTAGGATCAAAAAATCTAGAAACTGCAGGATCTCTTTCAAAGAAGATTCTTTTAATTTCAATAGAAGAGCTTGCAGATTCTGATACTGCAGCAAATAATACATCTAAATCATATTGCTGGCTTCCTGATGTAATATCAATAGAACCAGTTTTCCAATCTACAGTTCCTCCAGCTCCAGTTTCAGTTCCATACGCCTCGCTCAATCTAAGAGTGTATGGAAGATTACTTCCAACTATATCTGTTCCTGTAATATTAGATCCAGTAGATGCACCTAAGAGGTTTGTAATATTATTTCTTATATTGTACTGATTTACTTGAGCAGCATATTCAGATATTGCTTCCTCAAAGCAAGTATACATATGAGTATCTAATAACTCTACTTCTGTAATAGGGTAGCCTAATCGTCTACCAACCCATATTGCCAAATTTGGCGCATCGGTTTGAAATGTTGAATCATCATCATATAATCCAAACGGTGTTGAGCCACTTACTGCCGAACCACTTCCTGGCCATCTAATTGCCATCTTATTTCCTCACATTTTACATACTAGTATTCTCATATAAATATCAAGACATTTGATTAAACTGTCGAAAGATAAATCTATTCAATATATATGTTGTACTTTTATGAAAGAATTTGTTATTATAGACATAACCAATAACACGAGTATGTTAATATCATGAAACGTACAGACATTCATAGCGAATCTAATTTAATTCCATCTGATTATGAAGATGTAGGATATTGGGATGCAAATCCTGGATATCCGCTTACTGAATGGGAATTGAAAGAACGTAGATGGTTTGTTGACTTAGTAATCAACAACAAATCTTCAATCCATGGTCTTGGACAATGTGCCCACTGTGGATCATACATTAGACATCACGTTTTATTTAAGCACATACCAACCGATACATATTTGGTAGTTGGTAACACTTGTGCAGAAAAGCGATTTGGATTTGATGATGCAGAATATGACGCATATCGAAACAGTTTATCCAATCGTCGTAAAGAAGCAGCACTCATTGGGAAACTAGAACTTTGGAAAAAATCAGATTCTAGAAACGAAGATGCGTACAATTTCATAATTGGAGAAGTTGCTGCAAATTTAATGATGAAGCATAATGGAAGTGCAAATTTTCTGTATAGTCTTCACGAGCAATTACTTTCAAAAAAGTATCTTTCAGAAAAACAAGTCGAAGCACTTCTTAAAATCAAATTTGAAAACGAAAAGTATATAAGTAGAATTGCAGAAAATGACTCTAAGTTATCTGATGTGATTGAAGGTTCTGGGATTACGCTAAACGGAATAATCAAAAAGGTAAAATTCGTTCCAGGATATACTGTCAATAGTTTACCTACAGTAAAAATGACAGTATTAGATTCTAGAAATTTTATGGTCTTTGGATCATGCCCAACTTCAATTGTAAAAGAAGTTTGTGGATACAATGCGTATGATAATGAAGATATAGAACCTCTAGTTGGAAAGGAACTTTCCTTTGTAGCAAATGTTACTCAATCTTCAGATCGACCAGTATTTGGATTTTTTAAACGACCAAGAAAGGCAACACTTTCAAAAACAGCATAAATAATAATATGGCACTAAAAATAATAGGACTCGTTCTCATGTTTGCAATTCCTGCAGTATGGGCTATTGCATATGATTCATATTCAGGAAATAAAGATAAACGTGATAAACCAAAATGGTAAACACATTACTGTTAGGATTGTTTGGAACTGCAATTCTTTTAGCTACAAGTAAAATGGGTATAATGTTATCTGTTAAACTGAAAACTAAGGGATTACCAGTTGTGATAGGAACAATAACACTTCAAATATTACTAATCGGATTATATTCTGGAATTTGTCTTGCAGCTGGTGCAGATGAATTGATGTATGCGCTATCAATAGGATTTGGAATTTTTTTAGATGTAGGATACAAAATCTATCTTGCACTGAACACAACACATAAGTAAAACAAAATGGGAATGAGCACGCGTGTGGAAGGCTTTAAAGCCAGAGACAAAAAGTGGGAAAAAATGGAAAAGGTCTGGGTTGCCTGCACTGATGCCGGTATTGATCTTCCTGAAGAAGTTGAAGATTTCTTTGAAGGTGTAAATCCTGTTGGAGAACCTGGGCAATCCGTTTCAATCGACGAATGCGTATCGGAATGGGGTGCAGATATGAGTCAAGGATATCAAGTTGAAATTGCAAAAATTCCAAAAGACATTACTCACATACGATTTTCAAATAGTTGGTAAATTTCAATGGGATACGTCCTATCTTATGGTGAGTGTGGTAAATGCGACGAAGGGTTTTCGTTTAATCCCACTACTGTCCCAATTATTCAAACCGAACGTGGTGAACGTCTGCCAATATGTAGGGAATGCATAGAACGTGCAAATATAATCTTAGAAGCTATAGGTGCAGAACCGGAATATATAAACCCGAATGCATATTCATCTATAGACCCAAATACACTAAAGAAATGGTAGACGATAAACCAAGGAAAAAGATTACAAGATCTAGTCTTAAAAAATCTATGCGGTTTGCTCTTAGAAAGCACAACGATCCATCTAACGTATTAACTGAAGATGAAAGTCTTTATGTTCTGCTAGAAATTATCGATCGATATGTTGAGCAACAATTTAAAACCCATGGTAGAGAAAATGATTTTTTGACTAAAGATCACTATAGGCCAATGGTTTTAAATGGTTTAAGAGGGGCAATACATGATCATGGTCCCATTACTCCAGATCTAATTGGATCTGCTGTCAAGCGGATTGTTGGACAGATAGTTTGCTAACATAATCTGTTAGTGATCTTACATAGTCTTCAATATTCATTTCGTAAAATCCACTTGAGTTGGAACAGTTACATTCTATAATGCTGTAACCTTCATTTGTAAGAGCAATGTCCATTGTAAATACATCATGAGGTGTATAGATCTTACACATATCTTCTATAAATTTAATCATGCTATCTGGGATATCTGTTCCCGATTTAGATAGTTCATGATTTTCTCTGTATCTGGAACTTGCAACTACCTTTCCGTTTACAACTTGGTTTCTCCATTCCTTTTTAATGGAGTATGCTTCATTGACCATAATTTTCGTATCAGGTCCCAATCCAATAATGTCATCCTTAAGAAGATTATTGTACCAACTTTGAATATCACCAAATCTTAGTACATCTCCAGCAAATGCCTTTGAATCGTCGTCAGGTCTAATAAACCATTGTTCGTCAATTGGTCTTTTTGAATTTGAAAATTCTTTAAATGTCATAAAACGTGGGTTATCTGAAAGCATATTTTTTCTTCCCCATTTATTCGCAAAATTTTCCATACTGAATTCGATTGGATCGAAAAATATACCAGGAGTGTCCACCTGTTCATTCAGGATGTTTGACATTAACGTAGTAGATCCATAGTAAATGTTTATCGCATTGTCATCTACTGTATGTTTTGGTGATGTATGAAGAAATGGAATAACCTGTACCTCTTCATATTCAATACCCAATTTTTTAAATGTAATTCGTAATTTATCCAGATCATTATCTGAAAGTAAATTACCTTGCATTATCCATCTAACTTTATTCATAATTTTTATATACAGCTAAAATATCTCGCAGTGTTCCTTTAACGCGTCTAGCATTTTCCATAACAATTGATCTTCTGTTACATTATAAAAATGCTGGTATTCTCTTTTAAATTTTTGTGCGTCCATTTGTCTTTGTATATTTAGCGGTTCCACATAGGCATGTCATCCCATCCTCAATTTCAACTGTTAGGTGCTCCCCACATTCTCTACATTTTATTGAAGCTGTAATACTATCAGCCAACGTATTATTAGAAGTACCTGATTCGTCTCTAAGTCTCAAATTACGTATTAATTTTTTATATCCCATTATTTTGTATAAAGTTTTCCATCTTGTTCCAATGTTGCTTTTACTTCCATAGATAATAACCTAGAAGTAATAGTATTCCATTCAGTTTCATTTTCCTTATCATACGTACGAATATTCAGATTTGTATTTAATAAGTCTTCGGGTCTTGGACAACTAACACTCATTGCCTTATACGCAAAACTCTTCATAGTCTCTCTACTTGGCTTAATTGAATAGTATCCAAATACTATTATTTCATCACCATCTTCTAGTGTTAAAATGTAACTACTAATATCAATCTTTTCTGGTGTTTCTAAAATGTTCATTTTTTTGTTGTTCTATTTCGCTTTTCATACATTGTGTTAAATGATCTATTAGACCCTTGTATTGTCTATACATTTTAAATGCACAGATCGGCTTTGTAAACCATTCCCACCATAGAGGCATCATACCCATTTTAACTCTTAGTTCACTAGCAGTCTCAATTGTCCATGTTGCTTTCAATTCTCGTTTCATATTCTTATAAACCCTTCAATTCTAGTTTCTGCTTCTGCTATTGTATCTTCTATTGACATATCTAATAGGTGATTAGCAACCTCTAACTTTCTCATTGCATCCTTTGGCAAATCACCAGTTGTTATGGTACAATACACCATAGGTCTAATCATTTGTTTACCATAGAATGGTGGAGCTACCATGCCTACACACATTAATATCGTCCGTTACAAGATTTTGTCATCTGTGTGATCCGTGATTTAATTGTCTAGTTGTTATTTGAACGGGGTAATGAGAAATAGATTTTAATCTTTTATCTAAAGTTTCTATTACTGCTCCCATATCTCCATCATCTGGATTTTCAGTAATCATTGAAGATATTCCATGTTCTGCTAGAGTCTTATGTATCAAATATGCTATTGATGATTTACCTTTAGCAGTATCTGTATATACATAAATTTGTGTTGTGTTTTTCATATTGTTAATATCCCCATGCGTATTGAATCATAATGCGCTTTGATGGTGTAAATGTAATTGGACTTATTACAATAGGTGATGTTGTATATCTAGAAATATAAATAATTTCTCCACGATGATCTCTATATTCAATTGCAAGTTCTTGGGCAGTTTTAGCATATAGCTCATACTCTTCATCAATTTTACCATGAATATCTAACATGACTTGAGGTTTCATTTTTTTCCACTTTAAAATTCTAGGTTTGCCTGCTGAATCTAAAATGGCTCATCAGATGCATCTACTATTTTACATGGAACCCCTTCTGCTCTGATCATTTCAACTAACCGTTCTAGATCAAGTTCGTATTCGCTAGGCTCGTATGGTGTAGGTACTGTTTTTACGTCGCTTACAGCACTATCATTACCAAGCTTAGCCAATGGTGCAATTGGAAGCAAAGCTCCCATTTTTAATATGTCTCGTCTTTTCACTGATTTACCTATTATGAATTATATGTAACTAACGATATGTGGGTAAGTTTCAACAAAACAAAAAAAGGGAGACCCGTTAGGATCTCCCTCTTAATCTTTAAGTATTTATCTAATCAATTAAGATTAAACTTGGTCCATATCACCAACGTATACTTTCCCGTAAAACTCTGGGCGAATCATTTTTTTAGCGTAACGGGTCATAACTCCCCTACGTGGTGTGAAGTTGGTCGGATCCAGAACAACAGGTGTTTGGATAAGTGGTACGTATGGAGCGTACACTGCACCTGTTTCCATGAATGAAGCGCCTTTATATCCCATAAGGATTACGTTTTCAACCATGTAAGGATTCTTGTAAACCGTATAACGGTTTCTAATTGTTCCTACAGCTTCAACACCAGCAGCAAACTGTGCTGAGTTTCCATCCGTATTAACATTGAATCCTGGAACTGATTCTAGAATCGTTGCTACATCCGGAGATGTTACAAGGAAGTTAGCCCCACCCTTCATCGTTAGACGATGGATGATATTAGATACCTTGTGCAATTTGATTCCTAGAGTGGCAAACCAAGTATTTTTCTGGTATGCTGACGCTGATGCTGAACTAGAATCCGCGACGAATGCCGTTTGATCCGAATTGATTTCATAGCCAACCTTAGCTGACCAATATTCAACAGTCTGTGCACCCTTGATAAGCATATCAAGAATTTCTAGATCGATTTCTCTAGAGATATGATCACTAAGCAATGTAGTAAGCTCTGCTTCTGCGTCGATTGAGTGATACGCGTTCAAGTCTTGTGCCATTTCTGGTGTCCAACTTGCCTTCAACCTTTTGGTTTTCGCAACAATCTGCTCGCTACGTAGTTCCATATCAACCTGTGGAATTCCAAGGTCAGTAATAGTTCCAGTACCGTCTGATTGATCTTCAAAGTCGCCACGGGTTGAATCCGTAGGCTGCACATGGTAATCAACAACTACTTGCGTAATTGGTGCTGATCCGGATACAATAAAGTAAACGTTTGTAGCGTCTACAGTAGTATATCGTGGATAGTAACTCTGAGCAGCAGCAAAATTTGATCCTGAGATTTCAAAAGCACGAATGCCTTCTAAGTCTGGACGTGTATATCCTGATAGAGCTGAGGTAACTTTATGAAGTCTACCTGCTGCAGCAGAAGCTGAAAGATCTGCATCAAAGTTTACATCTTTCCAAGACGCCGTAGTGTCTGTAGGAGATGCAACCATTGTTACCTGTGAGTTGTTCGATGTATATCCGAAACGACCTGCATCATATAGACCACCAGTAGCAGTCTGTGTACGATTTTCTGCAAGACCTGTTCCACCGAATAGTGACGAGCCAGAATATGCAGGCTTACCTGCTTGGTTTGTCGCATACTTATAATCTAGATAAAAGATTAGTCCGGATGGAAGATTCATTGGCTGTACTGATACAAATTCTTTTGCAGCAATTTCACCAAAGACGCGACGAACAAGCGGAAGAGCTACACCATTCCATTGTTCAGCGCCGTTGGAATTACCAACGTTTGTGGTTTCGTCAATCAATTGACGTGCTTGGTTTTCCAGAAGTACGGCCATACCACGAGCTTCGTAATCTGTTTTAAAGCCTTCTAGAAGTCCAGTTGGTTCCCATTTAGCCTTCAATCCGCGAGTTGCCTCTAGAATTTGTTGCTGAATGTTATTTGAACTTTCTAATAGTCCTTGAATATCTTGTGTATTCATTGTTATTTCCTCTTTATGATTTAATGTTAGCTAATTCTTGGAATCTCGTACGCATGTTAACTTCTGAGATAATTTCTTTGTCTACAGCTTTGGGTTTAGTCGATGCTATAGTCTTAGAACTTGATCCTTCAGAAATCTTAACGCGTTTGGCTACCGAATTAGGAAATGCTTTTGCTAAGGTTGCATATACAAGCTTAACTTCACGTGTTGAATTCGCTCTGTCAAGAGTTTCAATAACTTGTGATTTTTGTGCATTGTCCATATCGAAAGCACGGAACAATTTATTTGAGAATAAAAGTTTCGAATTTAAAAGATTCACTTCGTTGATTTTATCCTTAAGGAATATTACAACGTCACGATGTTCTTTTAAAGAAGCTTGAAGTTCTACCCTTTCGGTACGCAGTGTTTCAAGCTCTCGTGTTGAATCTTCTTTTTCTTCTAATTCTTCCGCTTCGTCTAGAGCACGTAAGATTTCGTCTAAGTCAAGGTCTTCATCATCTTCATCATCTTCGTCTGCATCATCACTTTCGTCAACGGTATCGTCTTCCTCATCGTATTCGACTTCGTCGTCTTCATCGCCATCGTTGTGATCTTCATTTACAGATTCATCTGATTCCAATTCTGCTATGATTTCGTCAAGATCAAGACCATCGTCATCATCTTCTTCGTCATCATCCCCAGCTTCGTCTTCGTCTTCGTTCTCTACTACTGCTTCATCTTCGTCAATCGATTCGCCTTCGTCGTCTGATTCTTCATCATCAACTACTTCACCATTTTCGGCTTTAGTCTCGTTTGCATTTTCTGATTTAGCTTCGTCTACTTCATCTCCATCCTCTTCATCATCACTTTCGTAATCATCATCATCCATATCATCCATTTCAGCCTGTAGCTTTCTAGATAACATTGATTGGAGTTTTGGAGTAAAAGCTTCTTCTAATACCAGTTTGGCATTTTCAAGGGCTGTCTCGCGAACTAACTTCGCTTCTGCAACAGCTTCCTTAAGCAAGTCACTCATTTGTTTCTCTTTTTCTCTGAAGCAATTAAGTGACTTCAATATAGATTTGTGTCGTGTTACACTATAGTAATAGGTATTCGTTAGTTATAAGTATACACGATATTAACAGAAAATTAAAATACTTTTTAATATTTTAGATTATTTGAATATTTTTTTGAACGCAGCTTGGAGATCGATCGCTCCTTGCGCTTCTTATCAGACGGTTTCTGAAATTCCATTCTCTGTTTGTATTCTAAGAGAATTTTGGAATTTTTTACTTTCTTCTTAAAAATAGATAGTGCTATGTCTAATCTACCATTTCTAACGGTCACACCAACACCGTTTCCTTTACTATAATGCTTTCCCATATTACTTAACCTTTACGTCCATTTATAAAACCTTCCAACTAATTGTTATTTATTTTTTCCAGTGAATACACTATCTTTAGATGCGGCTACGATATAACGTAACTTATAATACTTCTTTTCACCAGGAGTTAGAAGTTTGTTCATGCGTTTCATCTTAGCTTGGGCATCAGCATACTCTTCAAAGATATTTTCTCCATCAGGAACTTTTATTCCAGTAAGATCTCTTACGTTACGTATATTCTTCTCACCGATTGAACCTCCTGATAAGACTACTGCGAATTTCGTAACTGAGTCTACTGCTTCATTTAGCGATCCTAATTTCATTCCAGATGCTATCTGTTCTGATAGAAGTTCTATTGTTGTTTTAGTTTTCATATTATTTAATATACGATTTAATTACTTTTACGATACCATCCGTAAGATCTAGGAAATCTATGTAATCTAGCATTAGTACTCGTTCATTATCAATCGAAAGAATTCTTCAGAAAGATTACTTTCGTTAAATTTTGCATTTGGTCTGGTAGGGTGATCATTAGATAAAGTTATCTGGTACCAAACTGTACTAGAAGTATTACCATTAGAATGGTACACAATTAGTATTTTAGTAACTTTGAATGTACCACCTAGTGAAGTCTTACCCTTGTCACCTACAGTAATTTCTCTAGGTACTCCTTTAGGGTATGCAGCTTCGTTAAACGATGTTAATCTCATACCACCTGAAATTTGCTCTGATAGAAGTTCTATTGATGTTTTAGTTTTCATATTACTTGATTACCCAATCTTTTGTTTTACCATCAAAGATCACATTGAAATTTCTGAAATGTGATTTGAATTGTTTTATCTTTGAATGTGATATTACATCCCATTCGTCTTCTCCACCGTCATCTGTATAATATACTAGCACGTCACCAAATTTAGATGCCATTCCAAGTAGATTTTTAAACCACGCAGTTTTTGCTAATTTCTTCACATATGCTACATTTATTTCTGATATTCGTTCAGGACCACCATGAATAATTCTTGCTTCTTCTAACGCATCTGCATGTTCAGACAAATCCTTAATTTCAAAATACCTTCCTAGAACATGTCCCATATCATCAAACAGGGCGTTCATTCTATTTTCCAATTTGATTGCATCCTGAGATGTTTTAATGAATTCCTCGTTGAACTTCTTAAGTTCCTTCATATTTCTTTTTATTGTAACTTGATCAAACCAATCATCGGCCTCGTTCATTGTAAACGCTTCTGCCGCATTTGCAACTGTTCCAAGTTCTTTTGCAATTTCAGATAATGAATGGCTGCGTTCTAATCTTTTACCATATTCTGCATATGTTGCAACTAGACGTAAAAAGCCGTTTTTAGCTTCTTCGCTAAGTACTGGGCCTTCTATATCCTTTAGTTGGGCTTCTGTTAAAAAGAAATCTTTTAAGTTCATCTTAGTTTCTCTAATTGTTATTGTAGTTCCATTAAGATATTTCTCATAATATCTTGTGATCTGCAATATTCGTTACACATATATCGTTCTTCATCAGTGATTCCAACAGATTCATTTACCGGGGTTAGAAACGCCCCATGCGTGCTTGGATTTGATACGAAATCAAATGCAATTAGTTCAAAGTCGTCCTGAACTTCTAGTGTTCCTTCACCTAGTGGGCGTACTGATCCCATTCCCCTGCTACTAATACCCAATGTGATATTACTTTCAAACAATTTCTTAAGAATGTTTCCGCTTGGGGTTGGGAGAACCTCAATGGTACCAATAACATCATCACCTTTAAAATGAATCTCCTTTACGTTATGTGATACGTTTTTTAAGTTTACAACAGATGATTCCGGATGATCTAATTCACCAAGCGCATTTCTGTTAGATACAAAATTTTGGTGATACTTACGTACCTCTCTTACGAGAATATCTTTTGGATATATTCTTCCATTTTGATTTTTTGCGTCTGCTCTTTGAAGAACTCCGTTTACAATAAACATTCCATTACCATCTTCAGTAATAGCTTCATTCATTGACTGAACTTCAAATTGAAACGGCATATATTCTAATAGTAGTTTTTTCATAGTGTTAAACCCATGTCCCCCTTTTCTTAAACAAATCGAAAAATATTGCTGCTATCTCCTTCCTAATAAACTTACGAAGTACTTCAAAATCAGCTGAGTCTAATTCCTCATTCAATAGTGAGTTACTAGATAGTTCTTCTCTAACTAATTGTTCTATTTGAGTTTTAGTTATTTTCATGTGGATCTATTGTTGCTAATTTATCGTAATATTCTGGATCTTCAACTAAATGATCTAACGCAATTTCTGCAGCTATATTTAAATTAGGAGTATGTTCTAATTCTACTTTAGTGCCAATTTTAAGTTGGCTGTGAATTTGATCTAAAGAAACACCATGCATATCTGCAATTTCTTGTGGATTTTTTCCACTTGAAACTCCACCAGGAATTTCTTCTTCAGTTACAACTTCTGACAATTTAATAGAATGTCCAGATCTTACATAAATTTTACGATCTTCATCATCAGTTCCAAGCGTTTTAATCACCTTAGATAAATTTTGCAATTCCTTTCTAATTGCAACTAAAGGTTTTACAATTTTACCAACTCCTTTAAGTTTTGTATCTGCAGATCCGTTTTGACCCCTGACTCCGGCTAATATGTCATCAATTACAATACTAAGATCATTTCTAAGTTTTCCAAGATCTTTATATGTTGCACCTTCGTTTAGTTCTGAAGATTCATTTAAATTTTTATCTAATTTGTCATCCCAGTCTATATCCTGTTGGTAGATAAACTTACCATTACTAGCTTCATACTTTTCTCTAGGTTTAACTATTTTACTTATCGTATATGTTTTAATTCTTCCAGATCTTATAGATCTAACTTTAACCTTATCTCCAACCTTTCTAGCCTTACCTACCTTGTATGATTCGCTTAGTTTTGAAGATTCCTTTTTAGAATTCCAACGTTCGTCTATATCTGTAAATAGCTTCTGTTGTGAGCTTTCTGGCATATTATTAAATTTATCAGATCCAACCTTATCTAAAATTTGCATAATAAAATTATGATAATCAGATTGTTCGTTTGCAATTTCTTTAACTATTTGCTTTAATTTGCCTTTATTCATTATTTCATCTCCCTTAGATTTCTAGCTAGTTTAAGAATACGCTCACTAATCTTATTCATTTTAACATGAGTAGATTTCCAATAAGTATCTGGAGTTACTCCTGTTTCTGTTTTTAATTTTTTCAATTGTTTTACTGCGCGTTCTATTCTATATAACTTACCACTAATTTCCTTAATAGTCTTTCCAATTTTTTGTCTAGGAGATCGTGTTTCATCATTCTTAAGGGCTCTATACGAAACCTCGTTTAATTTAGATTTATTTTTCTTAGTTTGAGTTCCTATAATTTTTTTTACGGCTCTGTATTCATCTACCATATCATTAAATCTGCGATATGATGATTTATCAATTACGTCCAATAACTTAAGGTCTATGATATTAGTTTGAAGCGCAAACATTGCGTTTGTTACCTTGCTGAAGTTATTGATATAATCTATATTACCTTTAGCTTCATTAATATTGTCTGCCTTGCCATGAATCTGCTTAGACACCGTTCCGTGAGCAATTCTAGCATCATCTGAATCTTTCTTTTTGCGACTCTTCTTTCCAGAAAATGCACCAGGAACATTATATCCTGCTACTGAAGCCTGAGCTGTCATTTCATCAACAGTTTCTTCATCAGTATCTTCTAATTGTCTTCTGACCATATACTTTGAAGTAATATCCTTTGCAGATTTTTCGTTTAACCCAATAGATGCAAATAAACTCTCTACTGATTCTACAGTAGGAGTTTTTAATTTGGTATCTACCATTGAAAAAATCTTTTCTAGATTTTCCTTATTTACCTTTTGCGACATGCTCTAACTCCTTTATAAGTTCATAAGCCATCATAACTGCGGTTACATGATTATCTTTAACAATTCTCCCGTGAGATGCAGTCTGTAGTTGCTTAATAGTTTCTTCTAATTTTATTATAGTTACACTATCATCAATCCTCTTTGATATAGCCTTTAAAACTAATTGAATTTTTGGAACTTCTGATTTTATGTACTCACTTAACGAATTAGTATTTGATACGTTATTGATGTATTCCCTAAGAAGTTTCTTCTGACGACTGTCAAATGATTTGTATTTATCGTTGAATTTTTTAAGAAATACATACTGAGATAATTTTCTAGTATCAGCATCTTCTTTTGAAAACGCTTCCATAAGTGGATCTATTTTTGTCACCTTAGCAGACGAATCACTTATAATAGATTCTATAATAGTTGTCTTAGATACAAATACATCCTTAGGTCTATATAATTTTGTACTAGTTGCGTTTTCAAACAACTTGTAAATTGATGCTAGCACTTTATATGAGGTAACCTGAGATCTAAAGAATTTATCAATATCATACGTATTCTTTATTTCCTTAATCAGTTCAAATTTTTCTAATCCTAATCTACGTTCACTAAGTCTTTTACGAGCTCCTAGAACTGCATCTAAAATTCGTTCTGCCTTGATTTCAGATATAACTCGCTTTGAAAGAATCAAGTGATACATTTGAAGTTCTTTCCCAAGCTCAGTGCCTTTACCAAAATACTTAGATAAAATACCTTCTGCCAATGATTCTCTTCCACCAATTATATCTGCAGTAATTTGGCGCACAATCATTTCATACAAAAAACCAGTATTTTTATATTTTGAATGTCTTAGTTTTCTCATAATTGTTTCTTACTTAATGCGTGCTAATTCTTTAATAAATATCACCTTTGTTTCGATTACGATTATTATATAATATTGCTCTCATCTAATAGTCCTTTAGAATTAAGATTAGCGCTATTCATTCCACCAATCAATCTTTTAATTTCATTCATTGAAATTGAATTTCTACCTATAGGGTCTCTTCCTAGTACATGCTTATCTGTAGCATACTTAGTTTGATTTCCTCTAGGTCTTCCACCCTGTTTATATTTTTCATCGTTTTCAAAATCTTCTGCATCTTCATCTTCTCCGGAGAATCCAGATACATCATCGCTATCTTCATCTTCTCCGTTAAATGGATCTATTGCCTGACCACCAACTACATGTTGACCAGATTTTGCAGGATCATTTCCATCAGAATCTATCTGATCCAATCTATATTTGAATTTTGCATCGTTCACTAATCTCAATCGTTCTCTAACAATATCGTCTTCAGATAGTTTGAAAATAGTTTCATAAATCCAATCTACTGACAACAGCTGTCCGGATTTAATATCATCACCAAGTCGAACCTTTTCTTGCCAAATTCTAATTTGCTCCTGTTCGTACACGGTAGAAGACATCGCTAATTCCAATGAGAAGTCTATTAACTCCTTATCCGTGTATCCGTTTGCATATAAATGAACTATTGCTATTTTTGAAAGTTCAGATACAACAATTCTCTGAACCTTTCTAATACTTCTAGCAAATCTCATATCCTCTTGAGCTAATGTACCCTTTCCACTTGTATCTTCTTCATAGCCAAGATATGCTCTAGGAATTTTAAGACCTGCAAATAATTTCTTTTGTAGGTATTCAATATCCTCTACTGTTTGATATTCCAATCCAGGAAGATTTTCAATTGATGTGCCATCCTTAGTACCACGAACTGGAAGGTAGAAATCTTCTAACAGGTTTTGAATGTTAAATTTTAAATTGTATTCACCTGTATTGGGATCCATCAGCGATGCCTTTTTAGTCTTTTGCATAAGACGCTGCATATATCCTTCTACATCCTTAGGAGGAATATTACCAATATCTACTTTATACATTCTACGTTCAGGAGCTCTAACGATTCTATGAACCATCATTGCGTCTTCCATAAGTTTTATTTGTTTCCAAATTCTACGTATGTTTTCAACAATAGCCTTTCCGTATGGAAGGAAATTTGAATCTGTACCCAATCTAAAATGGGCCATTTCGTAATCATCGTATGTAGTTGCTTGATTACTTGAATATGTTGTTGCTCCTGATATATCATGAATAAATCTAACAGCCTTAGGATCTTCTATATCGTATCCTTCTTCTCGTATTATCTCGTATACTGAAAGTGGAATTACATCTATAACTCCAATTCCTTCTTCTATTTCTAGTTTTAAAAACAGATCACCATACTTACATAAATTTCTAATCCATGCAGATAAATTGAAATTGATGTTTAGAATATCATAAAATAGATTATGAAGAATTTGCTTCACATCGTTATTAGATGTGGTAATTTTTAAGATTTGACCAAACTCATCTTCCAATGAAGATTCTTCTGCATACATATCTATTGCTGATGCAATAATTGGATCAGCATCCATTCCTTCATAATCCCTGAATAGGTGGTATCTGGTTGCTTGAAATACTCCAGTTTGATCCCTACCTTGGGCGCCAGGAGTTCTATATATGGATGCATGTCTTTGCTTCCAACTACCCTTAGGCATTAGCTGACTACTATTTGCGTCAAATACTTTTATTCCCTTTCCACTGCCCTTGCTTACTACACGAACTACAGATCCGTTTGAGAATAATCTTTTTAATCTTGCATTAAAGCTTTTGTTTGCCATTGTAATACTAGGTTGTTTGTCAGTTTATAAATATATGCACAAGTTAATTAGCCTAAAATACTACCCTAATAGCCAGCGCAAATCTTCCTCGTCACCATTACCTACGTCCATTTTGTATGGATCACTACCACCAGTAGAGTCTAAACTGTTATACATTCCATCATATGGACGTTTAACTGATATTGAACTAATTGCTGCTGCCGTCAAATCTATTCCTTCTTGTTTAAGTTTTATTGCAGTATCTCTTACCCATAATCCTATGCCCAATGGCATTACCAAATCATCATTATATCCTCTAAGGGCTTGTGCCTTTCCATTAAGCCAATTAAAGGTAAATAATTCTTCTATAGTTCGTATTGATTTAATCGTTACTGCTTTATCTCTGAAGTATTCATCTAACTTAGAAATGATAAGTGGTCTAGTTCTTGCAGATGTAGTAAATCCTGCTACCATTTTGGTATCAGGATCATACTTATTAATATTCATTTGGTGTTCTACGTCTACATACTTTAAATCGTTAGACATATAAAATAGATTTGGGTATCCTCTATCTATTACAACCTGAATCGCATGCCAACCTACTGTTGCGTTTTCTACTACAAGAAGGGCATCATTATATTCTGTTGCTATTGACAGTAACATATTTCCAAAGATTTTGGTAGTAACCTTACCTTTAAATTCTGCTACCTGCGTCATTGTCTCTAGATCGAAAACATGATATGCAGAATAATCTGCACCATCACCCCTTGCAACGTCAGCCACAACTAGATATCCCATTTTTCTGTTATAATCTACAGGTTCCCAAACCCATAAATTGGATCCCATTCCTCGTCTCTCTAATGGCTCTTCTACATATGTGTCTTTATAAAATTGAATTACTTCACCAGGAATTACAGTATGACCAGACGCAATGAAATCGCAGTCACATTCCTGAGCTGATCCCTTTTCTCCCAACAATTCAGTCTGCTGATCTCTCCAGTCTTGATCACGTTCTGGATGGAGTGACCAATGAATATTAATTGGGTTCCATGTAATAACGTTATTCTTAGTTTCTATTTTTTCTTTAGCCAGTGCCTTTTGCCATGTTTGATGGAACCAATTTCCCATTCCGTTTGGAGTAGATACAGCGATTGCAGTTCCACCCGTTGCTAAAGTCGAAGACGATGCTTTCCAAATTTCATCAATCTTATCAATAAACGCTGCCTCATCGAATATAAGAAGAGATAGCGCTTCAGAACGTCCTGCTTCTCCTGATGATGAAATTGCCTTTATTTGAGAACCATTTGCAAATCGCAATGACAATTTATTATCCTCTAGTGCCTTTCCCTTTAGCCATACTGGAAGATTTGAATGCATATGTCTAACCTTCGTAACTAGGTTTTTCGCAGTGTCTTGTTTTGTTGCAATCACTAATACATTCTTATCATCATGAAACAGAATCAACCAGAGCGCATAAGCTGCAGTTAGTGTTGATATCCCAGTTTGTCGACTCTTAAGAATTGCATTGAACCTGTGATTTTGGAAGTCCTTTAGTGCATCTTCCTGAAATGGAAACATTTTAAATAAAATGCTACCTCGAATAGGATGTTGAATTTTGCAATACTTCCTTACAAAATGGGCAGGATCTATCATGCAGTTTTTATATTCCTGCTTTATTATATCCTGTAATGATTGTTGTTTTTCTGCCATTAGTTTCCTCCTGAACTATTAATGTTCTGTAACACTATAGAGGATACCAGTATGGTAGCTGCACCGTTTAAAAACCACAATACCTTGCTTTGTCTCCAACCTCTCTTCTCTAGATGTGTTATATAATCAGTATGTGATTGTATTTCGTCTTCTAGCAGCCGAATACGTTGATCCTTAAATCCTAGTAGTAGACTATCCTGTTCTACAATAAACTCTAATTTTCTAATTTCTAATTTCTTAAAACCAAGTAGAGTTCGTAAATCTGCATTATCAGTTTGCAGCGAATCTACTTGAGTAAAAAACGCTTGAAGTTCTGTTTTAGGAATTGTTACCGTATCTGTGCTATCCTGGGCCTGTACATTTTGAACTCCTAGCATTAAAACAAACAGCAATGCTAATAGAATCTTTTTCATATTATTCATTACCATACTTTCTTTGAAAATCATCAATTGCGTTTCCAGTCTTATCTGGAGTTCTAGAGTTTATCCTATCTTCAATAATCTTAGCCTTGTTTTGAATATCCTTCAACTCTGACTTTGCCTTTGCCTTATTGGCTGCAGTCTCTACTTCTCGTTCGTATAGGGCGTCGCGTCGACCTCTATTTTTATTTACCATTTCTTGATACTTTTCCTTAACTGCATCTGCGTCTCCTCTAGTTAAATACAAAAACGCAACTATTAGAAATAGTATTCCACTACCGATTAGTACTATATTGTTCCACAATTTTTTCATCATCTTTGATCACCAATTCTTGTCGCATGCGGTTTAATTCTTTATTAGCTTCTGGTAGTATATATACGATATCATCCAATTCGGTCTGAATTCCATCTCTTATGGCTTCCCAATTGCCTGCAAATTCAAATCCTGTTATAATACCGTTAGCTGATACTAATTCTGATTTAGAATCTGAGTCTTCAGATAGTGCTTCTGTAAATTGTACCTTTAACTCAGTTAAAATTGAAATTTCGTTTTCAAAAACTTTAATACGTTCCCATAGTGGATACAATCCAGTAACCCTAAGTTTGTGTTCAAAATCTTGTTGACATGTGAAACAATGTCCAGTTCTATAGTAGAATTTGGTATCAAATTTGTTCTTCATATGCTGATTACATTTAGGACAAAAAGAAGGTACTCTAAACTCTTTAAAAATTTCAGATTTAGCTCTTCTATTTTCTTCTTCTCTGCTCAATCGCTCTTGGCGATCATCTTGAGATTCGGTCCATCCAAATGTGTCCTTTCTGTAATCGCCATTCATTACATCTAGAATTTTACGACGCGACTTATGCATCTTATTTCTAGAATCTGTCTTATTGTACGTACCGTCCTTTACCTTTATTAACATAACCTATAACCTTTTTATTGCTGCTCTATTGTCATTTTTTTGTCGTATGCGTCTTTTTTCATATCGACAATTTGTTGAATGAATGGCGATCTTCGTAAAGCTTTAAATGCAAGATTTTCTACAGATAATTCCCCACCAGATTCTAATCCGCTTTGTCTCATTCTTTTTAACTTATCTTGAATATCTTCAATTGCACTAATTACCTTATCATATTTAGCGTCATTCATATAACCTTCTAAAATTGGAATCATTCTCATAAAATTATCTGCCTTGCTGACTACATCATCTATATCAATAGTAGACACGTCTTTGTTAGGAACACTGATCCAATTATCCTTTACTATGGAATATAGACCAGACGCTATATGAGTTTCTCCAATGTTTTCTACAAATACTTCTACAGGAAACCCATGAATCTTAATATCGTGCTTTGTATTCCATACAGTCTTCTTAGCCAATACTAAATTGCGAACTAAATCTTCGTTTTCGTCTATATCAGAAAATTTAATTCTAATATGAAGATCTATGTCAGAAAATTTAGACCAATTGAAATTTGAAATACTTCCAGTAAGTGTAATGTCTTGTATTTTTACACCTTCATTAAATTCTAATCCTTCAAAAAATTCTTCTGCTATTATTAGCAGTTTGGTGCGAACATCTGATTTTAGTTTGCTATCATTCCAAATTTTAGGATTTAGTGAATCCTGAGTTTTGAAGCTGTTCAATACGTCTGAAGGAATATCTTCATTTATACCAAGTCTGTTACGAGTCTGAGCCGGTGTTTCTCCACGTCTAGCACCTCTAATTGGTTTTTCAGAACCCAATTTACCTTGAATCTTCTTTTTCTTTTTAATCATAGGAGATTTTCCATGATCAATATCTATTCCCTTAGCAGTATTACTTCCAGTATACTCAGAAGGTTTTATAATTCTAGTTCCCTTTTCATCCTTTCCTGCTGTCTTCTTTCCAAGATATATTTCTAATTTGTATTTATTGCCAATAATTTTAATTTTCAATTGACGTTCAATTGATTTTAGTATTTTTAATAATACTGACTTATTTGGTGGATATTTCCAAAATGATATTACCTTACGTCTTATCCAAATTCTACCTGGATATTCCCAATCATCTCTATCGGTTGGTAGTAAATCAAACTCATCTTCATCTATAAAATCTTCATCCAATAAATGCATTGATAATTCATCATGATATGTATCATGATTTCTTGCAACATACGTTTTTCCCTTATATGAGCTAAAGGCTCTTGCATCTCGCTCATCATATTGAACTAAACTACCAACCCAATCTGGATTTTCGTTTAGTTTAGCCTTTCTAAATGTTACAACCTTTCTTCCGTTTATTGTTGGCATTCCATGCTCATCTGTTCCAATGGCCTTTACTATAGTTTTCTTATTTTTAAATTTGCCAGTTAATATCGTATCACCAATTTTTACGTCTATACTAATTGCTTCATTTAGATATATGTTCTTTTCTGAAACCTTCTTAAATTTGGTTATGATATCCCCAGCTAGCGCATGTGCTTCTGTTTCTAATGGATCTGTTTGATCTATTGCCCATTTACTTCCGTCTTCTGCAATAGCCCCAAGTCTACCATCTTCATTCTGCTTATGATGAACTAACTCATGAACTACTGATCTTAGATAATCTGCTAGCGCTCTTCCTTTGGTATAAATTTTAATGTCAAATGACATTGGATTATAATAAGCAGTAGTAGAAATATCTTCTCTGCTATCTGTTAATTTTATCGGAGGTCGTTCTCTAATGCTAAGTTCTTTAATGGCAAACTGAATTAAATCTTCTGTAATTGCCTTATCACCATCTTCAGATTCATATTCAAATAATGTAACTGATTCTGAAATTTGTGGCTTTTCTTTTGCATCTGCTTTAGATTGCTTACTTGTTATACGTTTTTCTGCTGCAGTATTTATTCTAGTTTCTCTGCTTTTTACCAATTCATACCCAACCATAGCAGCTCGCCTGGTAACATGAGTAAACCACTTATTCCATGCTTCACTACCAACTAAATCTTGCTGATTTGTTGGCGTTTTTTTTCCTGCATCACCTGCAGGGAAAAATGATACAGAATCTACTGGCCCATTTGGATATATTGGTGGGTTGTCATCATCATCAGATGCACCATCTATAATATAGTTGATAACAGACCATCCAATCTGCTCTGCTCTTTCTTTTGTAACTCTCTTATAAATAGAATGATTTTTGTAATGATAGTTTGGACCATCATCAACTGCTAACAATCCACCGCCTACGCTAGTATTTGTCAATTCGTCTAAAACATTTTTAAATGAATCAGTTTGCACATACTCTAGTATTTCTTCTTCAGTTGGAAGGAGTTCTAATACGTCGTCTACTAAAAATAAGTCTGCTAATTGTATAGAAAGTTCGTTCATTTTATGTACTCTCGTTTCTCATATAAATATACGTGTAACTATTATTCAATAATTTTCTCACGTTCTACACCATTCCAGTACTTGATAGCTGCTTCATCCTTTCTAGTTGCTATTACCAATACATTATATTCACCGTCAGTGTCTGCGTATACCCTCACTGCGTTTTTGTCTGGTGTTATTTTACCGTATGCTCTACCAAAATGATCAACAGCATTTACCCATATTTGTACATCAGTGTTTAAGTAATGGAAATAATCTGGTATGAGGGTCCAGCCAGATCCATCATACACATCAACTGTGAATCTATAAATGTTGTCACCAGCTGTTGGAGACTCAACAAACGAATGCCATAGAGTATGTGTATCCGTTTTTTCTGGATCTGGATGATCAATCATAAATGATCCAGCGGTTTTACTTAATGTACCTGCTACGTGGAGCGACGGTTCTACCACCCACCGAACATTAGTCCAGTCGTAATAAATTTCACTACCGAAGTTTAAAGATCCACTATAAACTGGGGCAATGTATACTTTGTTTGCTGCCAATCCAGAACCAGATACTGCAGCAATTGCCAATCCAGTACTATTGGAAGTTCCTTCAGAATCCCGTAGTAAAAACTGAGCAAGTACGTTATTTGATCCATTAACCAATGCGTTAATTGATTCTTCAGATGTTATAGATCCCCTTGCTACTATCTTATTAGATGTTGATGCTCCAAATGAATGACCAGAACCTACCGTCAGATGATCCGTAGTTGTTAACCCACCAACAGTAAGATCTGTTGATATTTCTTGACTACCAGTTACCGAAAGTTGACCAACTACCAATACTGCTGGTGTTGAATCTTGAACTCGTAAGTATGCGTCTGCGGCGGCTACTGCTTGAAATCCACCACCATTAATGGTTGTTTTTGCCAATTCCAACGTTGCACTTATAGTTTCTCCAGCCAAATTAAACGATGAATCTGGGACTGTTGACAGCGGTTTTGCAGAAAACCACCCACCACTCTCTTCAATGTGCCATTGCGCTGTATATGTTGTAATACCCGATGTTAAGTCAGCATCTACTGTGAATTTATGTGAAGTCCAACTTACTGTAGTATTCCAACCTTGATCTACTGAATATGATGTTATGGTTCTAGTACCACTTTCAGCTATCAACGTGGTACCATTAAAAATTTGTAACTTAACCGTTGCCGACGCTATACCATTACCGTCAAATGCAGAATCACCACAATATACAGTCCTACTTGCATGTGCTCCAAGTGTAGCTGATACTGTGTACGTACCAGTTAATGTGGGTGCTGGGGAGAACGTTACTGGGTGGACATAAATTGATGATGATATTCCAGTATTAGCCCAAGAAACTGCGTGCGTTGTTGTGGTTGAAGTTTCAGTTAGAGTTTCACCCGCAGTTGGATCTGGTAGTGTCAATGCAGTATTTGCTAAGAATCTAGCCGCTCCATTTGAATCTCTAACACTTATAGAATCATTACTACCGTCAAGCGTAATTTTACCACCCACAGACGTTAATGCAGTACCCGAAAGTGTAAATCCACCAACCTCACCGCTACTTGCACTAACAAATCCAGTGAAACTAGCGTTTTTTGCAACAAGTGATCCAGATGAATCTAAACTGAAGTTTGGTGCCTGTATCGAATCATTATATACGGCTACACCACCAATTGTACCACCTATGGCGTATATTGTACCAGATACTGCCAATACGTTTGTACCCGAATTCCACGATAAGCCGTTACCAGATCCACCAGTTCCATTTAAATAAAAGTTACCATCGTTGTTCATGTATGTTGTCCATGTACTTCCAACATGGAACCCAAGTTCGGTTGCAGTCAGAGACAATCCAGTACCTGTTGGTGCTGCATCTCGCCATACGAACCCCTGATTCGTTGTGAATATTGACAATGATGCACTTGTCAAATCTCCAGCCAACGACGATGAATATGCAGAAGACGATGCATATGAATTTGTAACATCATCTGCTAGAGATCCAGAAACTTCATCAAATGCTCCAGAAACATTATTTGAACCCGAAGTGATATTATCTGCGAGTGATGATGAATATAAAGAAGATGATGCATATGAATCAGTAATACCACCCGCCAATGATCCAGAAACGGCATCAAACGCCCCAGAAACATTATTTGAACCCGAAGTGATATTATCTGCGAGTGATGACGAATATAAAGAAGACGATGCATATGAATCAGTAATACCAGTTTCATTCAGAGTAATTGAAATTCCTTGAGCGGTAACAGTTGTTGCAGCAGATGATGAATATGCAGATGAAGATGCAAATGAATCTGTAATTGAAATTCCTTGAGCTGTGATCGACGTCGCAGCAGATGATGAATACGCAGATGAAGATGCATATGAATTCGTTATTGAAATTCCTTGAGCTGTGATGTCAGTTGAAAATGACGACGAATATCCAGAAGAAGAAGCAAACGAATCAGTAATTGAAATTCCTTGAGCTGTTATATCGGTTGATAACGATTGAGAATACGCAGATGAAGATGCATATGAATTCGTTATTGAAATTCCTTGAGCTGTAATCGATGTGGCCAATGACGAAGAAGTTCCATCAAATGCACCAGATACATTATTAGCGTTGGCTGTAATAGTAATTCCTTGAGCTGTGATCGACGTCGCAGCAGATGATGAATATGCAGATGAAGATGCGTATGAATTCGTTATTGAAATTCCTTGAGCGGTTATATCTGTCTGAAACGATTGAGAATATCCTTCATTAGACTGTGATACCGAAGTTAATGTCAATCCCTGAGCAGTTAAATCTGCTTGAAATGATTGAGAGTATCCAGAAGAAGAAGCAAACGAATCAGTAATTGAAATTCCTTGTGCCGTAATATCAGTTGAAAATGACTGAGAATAAGCTGACGACGACGCATACGAATTTGTTATTGAAATTCCTTGATCTGTTATTGATGTTGCGAATGATTGAGAAACCGTATCGAATGCCCCAGATATCGATGATGTTGTTGGGACATTTCCGCCAGTTACAGTAATCGCACCCTTCACCGATAAGTTGGAACCATTCCAAATCATATGACCGTTTGATCCTGACAATGACATTTTTAATGTTTCACCACTAACTGATCCGGATCCTAAATAAAATCCAGACTGTGCGTAATTTTGGACAGATTGTCCTAACGAAATATATGGACTATCAATACCACCGTTTAATGCAATGTTAGCCTCACCAGATACTTCGTTTGTACCAATGTTTAAAACCTTTCCAATATATGCGTCCTGTGCAAGTAAAATATCAGTAGCAACTGCTGCGAAATTTGTAAAAGTTCCCCAATAATCAGTAGTATTAGAACCTGTTGGATGCCCGTTATTTGAGCTAATTGTAGATTTTAAATCTCCGTCAGATCCAGTATAATAATAATACGTACTACCGTGGGTAACAATATCTCTTCTAACATCGTCGTTTTGAAGTGGCCAATTTGCAAGTAAATCATCATAGTCACCTATATAAACTACTCCTGGACCCTGACGACCCTGATAGGCCTTTGTCACTGTAAATGAACCCTGAAGTGTCGTTGTATAATCACTATATGCCTTAGATGCAGTTACAGATACTAATGCAGTTTCTAGTGTGCTAGGTGTAAATGAATCTACTGCTATTGTTTCTTTATCTGTTGCGACTAGAGCTGACATATTTGCAGAACTACTGGCCCATGTCCATGTAGTATAATCGGTCTCAAGTTCTCCGTCTACATAGAGATATACATCTACAGTATTTGGCAAACCGGATATAACATCTCCAGTAGGTCCTGCTGGGACTACAAAGCTTTCTGGAGAAAATGATAGACCAAACGCATTACGAGGTTCTGATACTATTGTAAATTGTTCCTTTATTGTAATAGATGCGCTAGTGAACGCGATAGTCATATTGCTAGTGCCGCCGCCATCTACATCAATAGATACGTTTGCCCAATCATCGGTTCTAAGACCAGTATTTTCTGATCCAGTTTGAAGATTCGTTCCGCTAATAGTTATGGGCCAACCTCTAGTCGCAGTTACAGTATCACCTATGTAAAACGATGCAGTAATTCCATTTGTAACATCGGTAGGTGTATAAACTCCAGTATTAGGGCTGTATTGCCAAACTCTGTTATTATCATCAAGGTTTAATATTCCGCTAGGTGCTGCTATTCCATCTGTTCCATCAGATACAACATGAAACGTTTCCTCTGTTGTGAGCGAAGTTCCGTATGTAGGATCTACATATGTAAACGTTACACTTAAATCCTTTGTATTTGCGTATGAATCTTCTGATACTGAATTGCCATCAACATCACTCACAGTGACAGCAATATCAGTAGATCCACCAGGTTCATAACTCCAGCTCATCTGATCAACTGTACCTGTCCAATTTGGATCTATTCCTACATATCTACTATACACTACACCCGTTCCGTCGCTCTGGTTCGGTATATAAAAACTACCGGTAATTCCCAATGTAGATGGGGTGTACTCATTGCTTCCGCTTCGAATTAACGTGCGACCTGAATCTGTGGAAATATATCCAGCAGGTTTTCCGTCTTGCAAATCTGCAAGGGTAATTGTATCAGCAACTACTGATCCAGATTTTGCAATAATAGTTAAAGATCCAGTTATTGCAGAACCACTAATTTGTGCGTGATATGGAAGAATTCCAGATCCGTTATACGGAGAGCCTGTTGCTGTACCTGCTGAAATACCATTCATCGATCCTACTAATTCTACAGATGCAGAATAGAGTTTTATATCTCCTGAATTTAAAATATATTCCTGGGATCCTGATACCTTTACTAGTTGAATTTCTAAATTTCCTGCGTTACTTGGATCACCACCGTCTTTGTTTTTTAAGACAGTCCCAAAGAATGGTCTGATTAAATATGATACAGAATTAGTACCATCAGTAATATCAGATACTGAAATTGTATCTACTACTGCTAGAGCTGATCCAGAATACCATTCAAATACTTCTAATGAATCAATATCATCTTTAGTAATTCGATATACTGTTCCTCCAGGAAGAGATGCAGTAATATTTGAGTTATCACTCTGTTTACGCAGATATGATGTAGAACCAGATATAATATCTGTAACAGATCCACTTGTTGTAGTTTGGGTTTTAAATTCTAAATATGCAGGCTGGTGTAATCCGGAATTTGGATTTGTACTGAAATATGTGCCACTTATTGGAAGAATTGTGTGAGCTAACGTGTCTATGCTTCCAGAACCATCTAAACCTTCTACGGTTATGTAGAATGTCTCTTCTGTGGTCATCGTGTTTGCATATGTAGGATCAGTATACGTAAATGTTAAACTTAAATCAGTAGTAGTTGCATATGCGTCTTCTGAAACAGATCCACCGTCTAAGTCGTTTCCTATAACCTCAATATCAGAAGTTCCTCCTGTATCATAGCTCCAACTCATTTGATCTGCAGATCCATTCCAATTTGGATCTATGGATACATACCTATTATATGTAGTACCTGATCCATCGGATTTGTTTGGTATATAAAAACTACCAGTTAATCCTATTGAATTAATATTATATGTAGATGTATTTGGATCTCTCTTAAAAACTCTAGTATTTGCAGTGACATATCCTGCAGGAAGTCCATCTTGTAAATCTGCTAGAGTTATTGAATCCCATAAGATTCCAGATCCAGTATCCTCTGCAGTCAGTAATAATGATCCAGTAATAGCAGATCCGCTTATTTGTGCATTGTATCTAACATCTGCCAATCTGGTGCCATCACCTATTCCATTAAAGCTAGTATTCAGTTCAACACTTGCTGAATATAATCTTACATTTCCAAGGGCTACAGATGAACTTACTAATCTACCATCTACAAACTTTACAATTTCTATTTCAAGATTTCCTGTGTTATCTGGATCTCCACCATCTTTGTTTTTTAAAACAGTTCCAAATACTGGGCGTATGAACACCTGCTTACCAGATAAGCCGTCGGTTGAGGTGTTTATTGACACAGCATCATATTTACCTTCCGAAGATGCAGTAATTTCAACATTCCCAACAGTATATCCATTATCAGATCCTGTGAAATTGGCAACAGTCATTGTTCCACCAGAATCAGTTAAATCAGTCATTGTTCCTGGATAAACATCTGCTCCAAATGTAGAGAATAAATAGCATGTATCTGTAATAGAATCCCTATTAACCGACGCAGTAAGTGGAAAGTCTGATCTCTGAAGTGTTAATGAACTAGTATTATTTCCATAAAAAGATGATGTGAATGTTTGGTTACCAGTTCCACCAACTACGGATCCCACTAACGACGATGTTGTAATATTAGTACCATCGTTTTTCTTGACAGTAAAGTCTCCAGATATAATAGTACCAGATAAACTTTCTTGCTGTATAGTAAAGGTGACAGTGTCCGATGTTGGAATTGTAGACCCAGATTCTTGATATTCAATTGGACTAGGAGACGCAAACATTATTAGCTTTTCAGATCCACCTGATTTGTCCTTAGATACTGTGAACGTGTGCTCATACAGCATATCCGCTATGCTAGCGCTTAGAGTTACTGTTCCACTATCAGTATCATCATGAAGAGATGCAGTATACAATCCAGTTGAATCTATACTAGCTGTTACTCCGGCAGATGAACCAGATAATGTAAATGTTGTCCCAGATGATACGTTATCATTTGCGCTAAAGACAAAGAAACTTCCAGTAGTTCCTAGATAGTTACCACCTGTGCCATTTGCTTCAGTTGCCACGCTATGGGTAGCATTTGAAAGAAATGTTACATATGACGATGTTTCGTATGATGCAGATGGGATTAAAGAACCAGAATCATCGAACGCCTGAGATGCATAAGTTATTGATCCTGTTACTAAACCTCTAGTAGACGTAGTAAATGTTATAGCCTGGGCTATTGGATTTGCAGTCAATACGAAACTACCTGAAATATCTGGCGTATTGAATGTAAAGCTAGGTCTGTTTGCGCTAAAGTTTACCGATTTTCCAAACAGACTACCACCATAGAAACTTTGCTTATCTGATACTACAGTTATGTCGATTAGGTTAGAGTTGACATCAAAAAATTCTGATTTGAATTCATACGTTTGGTCATTTATCGTAGTCGGTATTTGAATCGTTGTTACAAATTGATTTGGACTAAAATTGGTTTCATGATATTCCTTTAGACTAACATCACCTATGTACCATTCTGCACCTCTTATTACAAAATTAAGTACCCCAGTTCCATTATATGTTGGTTCAAAGTTTTCAGAAAAATCTAATGTAGTTCTAACACCACCAACCTTTACGGATCCTATAAGTTGACCATACGAATGATTGTCATCTATTATTCCCAATGATCCTGTAGTATTGTTAAATGATGAACCGCTAAGAAATACTTCCAATGATCCTTCACCCAATCCTATTGTGGAAAACGATACATTATATTCTGATCCTGTTACGTATGGTGTTTCAACTGAATTGTTAAATCCATATTCGTTTTTTACAGATGAACTATATGCATATGTACTTCCAGTATATTGACTAGTGCCTGCTAAGGAACTAGATACTTCTGCTAATATGAATATTGTATTATCAGATCCATTATTGGCAATAAAGCTTGGGGTTGAAATTTCAGTAGATGCAGATACATAAAAGCTTTGTGTAGCGCCAGAAGATATAGATTCGCTTTCGTAATAAACAGATCCAGTAAATGTACCAGTTCCTGCGTGTGATCTAGATTCATACGTTAAAATTTGAGTTAAAAATTCTGATGCCGATGATGTTGTGAACGTATAAGTAGCAGGAAATGTTGTTGATCCTGAAGTAAATTCTTTAACGGTTGCAGATGATGTTAGATGTACAGACTGGAATAATGTTGAATCATTATTTGATGCAGTTATAAAAAATGAAGACGTATTCCAATAGCTATCAATTGTTGCCTGAGTTCTAAATGTCCCAGTTCTGTATTCTGTGCCAGTTTTAGAATCGTCCTTTAATTCTTCCCTAGCTTCAATTACTTGATCTTGGACTAATTCGTAATCAGTTTCAACTGTACTGCCTATTGGTCTTCTATATAGTTTAATCCTATGAACATCACCAGAAAATGTTTCTAAGTTTGTAATAGTAACCGTTGCAAATGATGCAGTACCGTCGTTTGATGGATCTGTTTCAAATGATTCTGATGTATACGCAGAAATGAAACTGACATCGCTAAAATCTGCAATGACTTCTTTGTATGAGCTGGCGTGTATAGAATTGGACGATGTAATAAAATACGGAGTGGTTGCTAACGCCTCAGTATCACTTAGTATCTTTTTTAACTTAGTCGTGTACGTTTGATTTAGTGACGATACCGTTATTATGCCCTCGCTAGGAACCATTAGTTCGCTAAATGTAGATCCAGATATTGTTAATTTATATTCAGTATTACCGTTGAATCTACTCCAATCATGTCCTGCCTTTGGAAATCCTGCAGATCCACTTAAACTACCAGAATTTTGAATTATTGTTGGAACTCTCTTTTTGAGATTAACAATGTTTTCTGTGACTGAAATTATTGGTCTAGAAGTAAATCTTACCCTAGTTTCGTTTGGTAATGATTTGTTAATGAATATTGGATATTCCCACCTAACATTATAATTGTCTTTCCATTCGTCAGGAATATCTATCAAATCTCCAGATTCATTTCTATACTTTCTAAGCTCACCTAGAATTGTAATTTTACCTTGACCAATTGGAGTATCGTCATATACCCACACAGAAACTACCTTAGATCTTCCTTCGTAATATTGTGGCCGTCCTTGGGCCACTTCATAGTAAACTGGGTTTCCATCAACATCTGTAATTTCAACCTTAACGGTAGTTCCTAATTCTAATTCACGTGTTCCTGTAATTAGAAATCCGTTCTTTCCACCAGTCAGAGTTTGAGGTAGATCCGTTACTGCAAAATATCTAGAACCAACACTCCTGTCTTCTTTAAAGACTACGTATTGATCTAAATTTTGCTTTTCTACTATTCTCTTAATTCTTGGCATATAAAAACTCCGGACTGTTACAGTTAAATATGCACAGCTCGGAGTTATTATTTTTGAGTATTTTAATAAATTTTACATTATTTCAATACTTATAAGAAATAGGTTATTACATATGTCTAGAAATACAGATTACAAAATGCTTCAGATACCACTAGAAGCACATTCAGTTCTAAAACGATATTGTTCAGAAAACGACTACAAAATGGGAAAGTTTGTTGGTAAACTAATTGTTAGGGAATTGGGAAAATTAAAGCCAGATGGAAAGATGTTACCTACGGGTAATTGATGTAACTAAATCCATCTTCCTTTTTTATCTCAATTAATTTATCTACCACATCTCTCATAACATCTAAGTGGGATATTACGATTACAAATTCGAACTGACTTCTTAGATATTCAAACATCGTAAACATTGATGTAAGATTTTCTGAATCTAAATTTCCAAATCCTTCATCAACTACTAGGAAGTTTGACCTAGGTAAGCTACACACATTCATTGTAGCCACTCTCATACACAAATCAATAATGAACTGTTCCATTCCACTAGATAGTTCCACTAGCCAACTTGATCCATCTTCATTGATTTTACCAACAATATCCTTTCCGTCAACCTCTAATGATATTGTAAATTCTTGGGTTTGTCCTAATATGTTGTTTACTTCGTTTTCAATTGCAGGAAGAGTTTTAGCAATCAGCTCAGATGGAATTCCGTCTCGCTTAGTTGCAGTTAAATAATATTCGTAAACTGCATATTCATTTTCTAATTCTCTAAGCTGCTCAATTTGTTCTAACGTAGATTCAATTCTAGTTTCTAATGCTCGCAGATTACCAATTGCAGAAGTGTGAACTCTATATTTAGAATCATATGTTTCAGATAATGCTGAAAGTTCTTTGTTCAATAACGAAAGTTCAAGTTCAATTTTTGTATTTTTATCAATTTGATCTTTATTATCCTTGAATCTTTGTATGTTTTCAGCTATAGGTAATAATCTATTTTGTCTATTTTGAATTTCACCACTTAGTCTAGCAACCCTATTTTCTGATTCTGATTTCGCTAATTCTAGTTTTGATACTTCACGAACTAATCTAATTGCGTTTGTGTACTCTACATAAATTGTGTTATCAACATTCAATTCTGACATTTCCTTATTGATAATTCTAGCAGATTCAATTAGCGACTTCATATTTGATTTGTCGTTAGATATTTCTTCCTCTAATTGAGATACTAATTTAATATGACCTTTTGCGTTGAAAACGCAAAATCCACAATCTTCATCATAGTCGTATTCATCCTTTACTGAAGACAATCTTGCCTTTTTAGAAATGATAGCAGTTTTTAATTCAACTGCCTTTCCCTTTATTGTTCTAACCTTAGTTGATAATTCCTCATTTCTATCATGTCTAAACGTAATTTCATCTACATCAACTTTATCTAATTTTTTAGATTTCCTTTTGAATTGTTTTGTATGTTCAGATAGTTTAGAATTTAATCCTTCTAAATCTATTTCAAGTTTAGATATTTCATATTCAAATGTAGCTAGCGTATCTTCTAATTTTTCTAAATCATTTCCATGTACATCTACCTTTACCATTGATGCTTCCTTAGTAGAAATTTTATCTCTAAGTTTTATGACATCCTTTTCAATTGCTTTAACTTCTACCTTAGTGGTATCAAACTCTGATTGAACACCGTCTAACTCTTCATCCAACTCAGTTAAAATTTCATCATGATCTACCTTCTTAAGCAATTTTACTTGAGCAGCTCGTTCTTTAGTATCTGTAGAAGCTAATTTATTAAGTCTATCATAAATGCCAATTCCCATAAACTGAGACAAGAGATCTTTACGCTGAGACTGTTTCTTTTTAATAAATGTAGAATTATTACCCTGAAGTGATATTGTTGTTGCTATGAAATCATCATACGTTCCAATATGGTTTCGTATGTTAGCATTGGTACCATTTCTATCAGCTCCATTTAGAGGAATTCTAACCCCATCTTCCAACTTATAAAAACTCACAGGAACCCGTAACGATTTTGCACCTTGAGTTGCTACCCTTTCAATAACATATTCAGTATCTGCAATTTGAAATTTAAATTCACATTCAAATCCATCAGATTTTCTGTTTTTAATATGATCTGCTTTAAATGTCTTAGATGATTTATCAAACAGACAAAATAACATCACATCCAATACAGATGATTTACCACTTCTATTTGGCGCAAACAGTCCATATAATCCAGCTAAATCCGTAAACTCTAATGAATTTCCAAGACCATATGAAAACATATTATCGAATTTTAACGATATCGGTTTCCATACAACATTTCGAATAATCTCTTCTTCTGAAAGTCTACTATTTAAATCTGCGTTAATTTTAGCAATCTCAGAAACGGTATCCATATCTAATGAAAATTTTCTATCCAAATAATCTTTTAGTAACTCTAGCTGATATTCCACGTTAGTAACATCTCCGAATGTCAATGTGTTATCAGTTTTACCGTCTCTAGAAAATACGTCTAGCCTATTTATCGTATATGACTTTATGTTATGCTTCTTTCGAAATTCAACTAACGCTAATTTTAAATCTGCAGATGTTGTGTTTTGAACTTGAATCCTAAGTCTAGGATTCTTAGGCATATCGTCTACATTTGGAATTACACCATTATTAATTTCTAACGTATAATACCCATAGTCGTTTACAATATCTTGAAAATCTGCATCTTCTAATTTGCCATCTGTAAAGTTCCATTGCATAAATCCATGGCCATCTAATGCCTCACCATGATTTTGCTGAACTAGAGATCCTGCATATGCAATTAGTGGGTTATCTGATTCTGGAATAATTTGACGCTTATGAATATCTCCACATAAAACTAGTGGACATCCTTCAAATGTTTCCGGAGTTGTATCCGTATCATATAATACGAATCCGGTATCCGTTTCAGATGCATCTACTGGACCATGAAATAATCCTATATTATATCTACCGTCGTCTGGGGGCGTTGGCCAATCCTTTGGATCTTCAAAAATGCCATAATGAACCAAATTGATATCTGCTAACCTATATACTCCTGAATCCTTCAAATAATGAATATTTGGATTATTCATGTTATCAATTATGGGAGATAGCGCATCTAGTCGATTGGCGTTATTTTGATTGCAATCATGGTTGCCTGGTATTAATACAGTTGGGTATCTACTTGAACATTCAGATAAAAAATTAGAGATCATCTGGATCAATTCTGGTGACATCTCAGTTTTTGCGTGAGCAATATCACCAGCTATATAAATAATTGACTTTTTAGACGCCCGTTCTGGCTGATCAATCTCTTCTAGAAAGTTTTTAAATACTTGCCTATATTCTTCATGTCTCTTAACATTTCGAATATGTAAATCTGCTATGTGAAAAATTCTGTGTAGTTTCTTAAATCCTACATCAATGGTTTCATAATTCATATGCTATACGTTGCTTCAATAATGTTTCAAATCCCATTTCAATTGAGTCAGTCTCTAATATTCCGCTGAATCCCAATTCACTTGGATCCTTTCCCTGAATATCTAACAGTCTTACACTTATGCCCTGACTCATGTATTTCTTTGCTATCTTTAGAGCATCTGCTCTTCCATCTAAATCTAGCGCTATGTTTATTCTAGAAACCCTATTACCCATAATTTTACTATGAAGGGAGTTAGATATAAATTTACCCAATAGCGGAATTGCATTGGACTTAATTGCCAACGCATCAAACACGCCTTCTACTAATGTAATGGGCTCATTCCAATTTATATGGAGATCAAATAGAATTGTATCTCGTTCTGCTGGTGGATTTTTGTATGCAATAGGATCATCTTTGTAATATGCCCTTGCTACAAAATAATTTAAACTAGCAGAATCATCGTACGACGGAACTATCAATCTATTTGAATATCTTCCTTCTGCACAATAACCAATGTTATGTTTAATAACATCTTCTCTAGTTATTCCTCTTAACTTTGCATAATGTAATGCATTTCTAAATTCTATTGAGTCTTCAAATTTGAGTAGAGATTTAAATTCCTTTGGAAGACGAAGGATTGGAATTTCCTTATCGTTCTTATCCTTCTTTCTATACGTTATGTATTCAGGATCTCTAGTTAAATCGGATACTAGTTTTATCGTATGAGAATCTGCATTTGCCTTCTTAACCAATGAGTATAAACTCTTTCCTCTAGAATTACATACCCAACAATGCCATACTCCTCTATCAATAGAGACCTGCAATTTCAACTTTCTATGGTTACAAAACGGACATTTAAAGGATTCTTCGTTATCTGCTTTACTGTGTCTGCTAGGACCTAATACAGAATTTAGAATTCTTAATAACTCACTTACGTTTCTCATTTATCCAATCGATCGGAATTGTTCCTTGAGCCCATTGAAAACCGTTCTTCTCAGCCCACATTGCGTAAGTAGTTTTGCTACTCTTGCTTATTGTGTTTTTTGCTCTTTGGAAGACGAATCTTATATCTTTAGTTGGGTTTTGTTCCCTAACTAAAATCATTTTTTTACGATCTGCTGCCTTTAATCGACCCTTTGCTTCTATAACAATACCATTTGGAAGAATGAAATCTGGTGTATATGTGTGTGGTATTGCAGGAGTTATGTACGCTAACTTAATAGTTTCGTATTCAATTGGAATTCGAATAACTTTTAAATTTTCTGCAATTGTACGTTCAAAATTACTACGGTACGGATCCGTCTTTACCCTTTTTGATCTTTTAAAAGCCAAAT